CGGAAAATACGAATATCTGATCCAGTAGCAGGTATATTACCAGCAGTAAATACTACTGTACCACCACCAGATGTTGTATAACTGGTGATATTATAATGGGTAGAGGTGGTTTTTAAAACGCCATCGACATGTACTTTTATGTCTGACTCTTGGTATGAAGGGAAAGAGAACGCCTTGTTATTGTTCCCATCCCCAGCGTAGTCTACGAATGTTGTTGCCATTGTTATCTATAAATTGAGAGGATGTCACGGGTTTGTTCTTTCTTCCTATACTTAGCTTGTTTCCTAGTTAAAGCTTCTTTCTTCAACTGCTGTATACGTGGGTCATTCATTATCTTAGCCCATGCATTACGTCTAGCTGTTTGGAAGATACGGTCTATTTGTAAGTTATGGTAATAATCCATAGCATCATATCTACCTCTATTACCAGCATTTCTATCCCGTTCCATTTCAGCTAATGAATCTAAAATCTTAGGATTCTCAGCTAATGTATTTAATTTAGCTTCTATCTTTTGATCACCTATAGCTTTTTGGAACATAGAACGAAGCCGTGGATGTTCACTTAGATCCACTCCATCAGGAGACATATATGTAGACATTCTTAAATCATAACCACTGTCAAAAATAAGTTTTCTACCAGGACTATAATCTAAGTTTAATGATATAGGACTGAATGTATTATAAGCTCTAGTATTGAAATCGTAGTCTCTAATAGGTTTACCATTTAATAAATCATACTTAGTAGGAAGTGGTTCACCAGATAAGTATTCTGATATTAGGTTTCTATTACGGACTGATTGAGCTACACCTGAATTAATCTCTTTCATATAAGGATTAAACAGTTTACCTAAATCATTTCTTAAACCAGCTAGAGGTACTGTATTATTTAGTATACCACCAACTATTCTATTCTGTTGCCCAGGTCTACCTGCTACCATATCAACCATCTGTTGTATACCAGCGAAGTAAGATTTACTAGATATAGACTGAGCTATAACTAAGGATACTTTCTGTAATTGCTGTTCTGTCCATTCATCACCCATCAATAAACTATAATCACCTATATCAGCTATAGTAGAGAAGATAAGATTAAATGGTTCTACTGAATCATAACCTACCCATACTCCACCTATCTTCATTTGTCTTGGTCTATAACCTGCATCTATCCATGCTTGTCTCTTCTGTCTATCAACTGGACCATTACCTGTCATATTTCCATTTAGGAAAGCTCCTGCAGTCATAAAGGTTACAGCTGATCCTATAGCTAAACGTCCGTTCTGTAATGCCTTAGCATTGGCCAGATCTTCTGCTGTTTTAATACCATATTCAGCTACAGAATCTAAGTTCTTAGGTGTAGCTCTAGCTATATCATTAAATTCTTTAACAAGAAAGTTGAATCCAGGTGTATGTTTAGCAGTTAATGTTAAACCATTAACACCAGTTCTAGCGAATAGAAAGAAAGGTTTAGTCCACGGTGTAGATGCAAAGGCATCCTCTAGCTTTTTACCAAAGCCTTTTAACTCACCAGTTAGTGTAACTTCTTTACGAGCAAATTTGGTCGCTTCATCTGTTAGATTACCATTAGCATCCCATACTCGGCTATGAAAATCTTGTTCATATGCCCTCATGAATTCCGGGGTTATCTCAGGTATATCATAACCTTTAGATCGTAAATCCATTACTCTACGCATAGCAAATTCTCGTTGCCTAGCTCTACCTAAAATATATGCAAAACTGTCATCAGTAGCAGCCATTAGTTTAGTTGAATAAGTAAGTAAATTACTATTATTCATCTGTCTAGCCATATTAGCCATAGCAAATAAAGCTCTATCACCCTTAGTAGCCCTACCACTGTCTTCATAATATCTTCTTAATAGTTCCCAGTTATCATCATTCTGAGCATAGTCATAGAATCTAGTTTTAACACTAGCCATATCACCACTCCAATAGGAGTTTAATCTGCTTTTAAATAACTCAAAAGATTCAGGTATTGCTTGGATCATAGCATTCATTGAAGCTAAACTAGCTCTTTGAGTTGCTTTATCTCCAGACATAGTAGCTCCTACAACTTGAGAAGCAGGACGCATAAAGGTTGCTGAACTTGTACCCATAATAGCTCTTAGAGGAGTTTTAATACCACTAAGAATACTATGAACATACATCTTACCTAGTTCTTGGAGTAATACACCTGTTCTATTAGGTTGCTTAGGGTCCATAGAACCACCTTTAATCATCTTCTTAGCCCATTCATCAAAGTCAGATACTTGATTAACTGTTTTCATTGAAGAGAATAACTCAAACAAAGCATTCATTACAGCTGGATCTTCATCTTCTTTAGCTATCTTTAAGATAGACATAATAGAATCTTTAGTATCTACCATCTCTCTGGCAAGAGTTTCTTCTACAAACTGTCTAGCATTCTGTTTACCTGCACCTAAACTAGCAAAGTCTGCTGACTTTACTATTCTAGCTCTCTTAGCCTCTGTTAAAAGCATTATGATATTATCAACAATCTTAGCAGCTGGTCCACCTATATCTCTTAGATCAGCTATATCTGCTAATTCTCTACCTGATATACCATAGTCTCTTATTTGATGTAGTAGAGAACCTACTACTAAATCAGCTACTACAACATTCTTAGCAGTCCAAGTTTCAATAGTATCAATTAAGACACCTTTATCATCTGTAATATCATAAGCTGCTTTTGTTTTCCATAGTTCTTCTAAGAATTCAGCTGGTTCCATTTCAGCTGCATCTCTTCCTAAAGTTATCCTCTGATATCCTTTAAGTGAATCTTCCCATATTTCTAGTAAAGCTTGCCTACTACCTTTAACTAAAGCTAGTTCTCTTTGGAAACCAGCGTCACCAAATAGTTTTCTTATAATACTTTCAGCAGTATCCTGACTCATATCAGCTTCTCTAGCGATACGTTCTGCTTGAACTGGAGTAGTTACACGACCTATAGAACCTTCTTCAGACCCATAATCTCTTCCTATTCTCCTCTTACCTTGAAGAGCTTCATATACAGGTGTAGTAGAAGTTTCATTATTCTGCCATGGGTCTGGAAAGTTATTTAGTTCACTAGGTTCGGTTCCTGCATGTTTTCTTATATCCTCAGCATCTGCATCATAAACTCTTTTTAAACCTTTCCTTACTAACTCTCTATGATTATCATCAAGAGACTGGTTCCTTTGTCTAATCTGTTGAGATACTCTAGATGAACCTTTACCTATTGCTAGTATAGCAGTATCAAATACTACACCTATACCCATACCCTCAAGTATATTCTTGAGTTTCATCATTACTGGATGGTCAGTATCTTTAGTAGTTAGAGGTGTATCTATAAAACCAAATTGTTTTCTTAGAGCTCCTAGTGCATTATGTCCGTCTGATTCTTTTGATACTAAATCAGTAGCAGCACCAACTACAGCAGCTCTTTTCAGACTCATTGTAGTAGCACCTATTAACCAAGTAGGTAATGTTACTGGAGCTGTTTGAGCTACTCCATATATAGCGGCTGCCATTGAACCGAAAGGTACCGGTCCTCTAGCTAATTTACCCCACCATGTTTTTGTTATTATAGGATTCTCTTCATCTACAAATGGATCCCAATCTGGTCTATAACCTTCATCAGTTTTTCTCTCTCTAGCCATCTCTCCAGAGACCGCATCAATTGTACGCTCTGGAAAGGTAGTTATAGAGGAGGCTGTATCTTGTATACCACCTGATAGAATAGATTGAGCTTCTTTTGCATATGCTTTAAATCCCCATTTTTCTGCATCTCTAGGGTCATCCACTTCAGCCTTAGCTTGTGTTTCTTCAGCAACTTGTTCTTGCTGAACTTGGTCCCTAGCTTCTTTATTTTCTTCTAATTTATTGAGGAAGGAATCAGCAGTCTGTGCGGCTGCATTAATCTCTTCCTCACTATATAGAAGATTAGGATCTTCTGCCATTAGTTTACTTATTGTTGTAGTTCACTTCTCACAAGCTCCTTAGCTACTTCTGGAAGTAATGTATCTAATTTCAGCCAAGGGGGTAGATCTCCAACTATCTCTAGAAATTCATCTTGGTCTTGTTGTGGTATATTAACTAGTCTTCTATATCTATTATCTAGTGTTTGATAGTTACCAGCATTATTAGCTTTCATTCTTAATCTAGCTATCACAAATTTATTCTGACCATCTTCATCAAATA